CCAGAACAATCTGGTGACTTGTCGGTAATAAAGTAAGGCATTATGGCGTGATGAGTGTGAACGCTACTGAGTGACCTGTTTTGGTTGATACTGCGAACATCTGTTGACCTGCATACACGACGAAGTCCTCTGATTCGTTTTTCGGTAACGCATGTCCAGCGTTCACCGCGACCGTTACACCACCAAGAAAGATTTTGTCCGTGTTGTCAAGATTGCTGATATGTAAAGTACCTGGATTCACTCCGCAAGTTGTGATGAGTGTTGCGGCTGTGCCGACTGCGATAGATCCATTTGTGATTGGCATGATTGTTACCTCAGAGCATCAATAGTAGTTCAGCATCATCGTCCAAGATACTGAATGTGATCGTGCTTGTTGCTTGTGCTTGCATTCCGTTCAACGATGTTGAGACAACCGCGTAGCGTCGCTTCGGTTCGATGACAGGTATCTCGACTGGTCGTAGCGGTTCGATCTTCTTGCGTGGTGTCGTTGAATAAACTCTGCGACCACCTGATGGTTTAGTTTCCGGCTCAGGTTCTGGCGGTGTGTCGGTTGCGTCAGCGGTTGCGACCAGACCGCCGAGATTCGCTGTTGCCACAGCATCCTGCTCGACTGCCGTGACAGCCGAAGCGACAAGACCGCCAAGATTCGCTGACGCTGTCGCAGGCAACACAACTGTCGCAGTTGCCGAAGCGACAAGTCCGCCGAGTTGTGTTTCGGCTGTCGCTTCGGTTGTGACGATGACTTGTGCAACTTCGGCGACAAGTTCACCGAGTTCGGCTGATGCGGTGACAAAGTGTGCGATGGTCGCTGTCGCTGTTGCCGATAGTGCGCCGAGTGTCGCTGTGCCGGTTGCAGTTGTTAGAAACTCTGCGCCGTCAAGAAGACCGTTGCCGTCAAGAACAGATGTGTCAAGAATGAACGGTGGACTGAATCCATCCAACCCGTATGTGGCGTCGTTCAGTTCGCTCGTGTCGAGCAGGAATCTTTTCACCGCCATCGCGGGCAACTAACTTGCGACTGTTAGTGATGCAGACAGGTTGCCAGATGAGATCGTGTAGGTGTCACCAGCTGTGTATGCGTTGCCTGTGATCGTGCCAGAGAACAAGAAGTTACCTGCCGAGATGTTGTCCCAAGCGGTGAAGTGTGTTGCGTCTTGCGAACCTGCGATGTTCGTCCACGAGATATCTGCATCCGATGCGATAGCACCAGTCGAAGCGGCACCGAACGAAACAGATTTGCGTGTCGTCTCAGTCGCAGCGTTTGATGTTCCTGCCGCGCCTGGATCGCCGACATGAAGTTTGATATAAACCTGAGTGACCGCGTAAGAAGTGTTGTTACCAAGCGCGTCAAGGAACGAGTTGCAAAGATAAGCCGATAGTCCTGTTGCCATTACTCTTCAACCCTTTCGGTGATTGTCAAGATACGGCCATCAGCGTCACGCTCAACCGTGCGAACAGTCGGACGATTCTCAGGCACATTCACACGCACCACAGTCTCAGGCACATTGATCACAGGCGCAGCAACATTCACATTCGCTGGTGGAACATTCACAACAACTTCTGGCATCGTCACATTCACATCACGCTGATTCACATCGTAGGTTGGTGCAGGTTCGGCGACTGCCTGCAACAACACAGGTGCGACACCTGTGTGTGCGATCGGATCGACATCAAGTGCTTTCAATACTGCGGCAGGTTCAAAACCTGCATTGATGAGGCGTTGAGCCATCAATGTTTTGCGGTCCAATTCGGTGAGTCCTGCTGCACCCAAGTCGACATTCGCTAGTGGCACACGGTAAGTGTCACCGCCATCGGCAGGACGAAGATCTTCGAAGCGTCGCACATCGTTGATTGACAACCAGCCCGCTTGCAGACCTGAAGAATATCCTGCGACACGCGAACCGAAGTCGCCGCGCATCAAACCGTCCAAGTTGAACTTCATGAACGCACCATTGGTGAGAAGTTTGTTTGAGTAGCCGTCTTCAATCTTCGTGACATACGGTCGGAGTGTGTGCATCACGAAGTGAATGCCGTTCATTTCAACTGATGCGTAGGCTTGCGCACCTGACTGGATCACACCAGCCATCGATGGCGGTACACGGAACGCACGAAGAATCTCTTCAACTGCGAACTGTCGTGATTGTAGGAACTGTGAATCGTCTGGTGCGACCGAAGTTGTCGTGTACTTCGCACCACCGAACAGAATGCCTGGACGGTGTGAGCGACGCAAACCTCTGTGACCTTCTTCGAATCCGTCAACCAAAGACTTCGCTTGTTCGCGGGTCAAGTTGCCTGGGAACTCGATGATGCCAGAAGTGTGCGAACCCTGACCGAAGAATCTCGCAGCGAACTCTTCAAGTGCTTTTGACAGTCCTAGGTTTTCTTTGACAAGTTCGATGCGTGAACGGCCACGAAGATCGCCTGGCAAACGCAACTCGGACAGATGAATCATGTCCTCATGCTCGATCACATCACGGTTGTCAAACACATAGATGATTCGGCGCGACTCATCGCGTTTCACTTCAACTTTCAACGGATTCAACACAGCCAAACCAGCAACACCTTGATTGTCGCGAATGATGCGTGTGAACGAGTTACCGTTCAACAGCATTGAGACAAGCACCTGCTGGAAGTGGTCGGTGCGTGACACACCAACTTCAGGCATGTCCAACCACTCAGGTCGTGGACGATACGGACGGCGATCACCATCGACACGAATGAAAGTATCGACTGGCAGAGTTGAGATAGAGTCGGCGATAAGTCGGACACACGCATACACGGTTCCGATCTTCAACGAATCTTCTTGCGTGACTACCGTGCCAGAGTTCGTCGTGAATTGGAATGCGTCACCTGCCGCGAACAGCGACTGATAAGAGACGGCTCGTTCTTCGCCTCTTGGTTCAAACAGTCTCGACAACATCAGTTTCTAGCCACTTTCTTTGACCGTTCCCATGCCAAGGTGAATGCAAGCATCGAAAGTCCTACAAAGATTAGCCCAAGTGGAACCGCAATGTAAAATATGCCGAGCGCAATCAAGAACACTGCGACCATCTCAAGAATAACAATCATCATCTCATCACTCCTAAACTACGAAGAACCCAGGTTGCTGAACACTTTCGGCTCTTCTCGTTGCACGATCAACAGCCATCGCCAATGCTATCGCAGCATCAATCTTCCGTTTCGACTTACCCTTCGACAAACGCCAACCCATATCGGTAGACCGTTGCGCAGCCGACAACACCTGATCAGCGAACACAGGATTACCATCATGCGCAATCTTCTGATTCACAATCATCTCATACAAAGTCCCACACGCAGGCACCATACGCGCAGTCGACTGCGAGAACTCAACCATCGTGAACCCTTCATCGCTCATCGCTTCCGCTGATCGTTGAAAGAACGCCGGGTCATAAGCGAACTCTTGCACCGTGAACTCGCGACCAAGTTCACGAATGTGTTGCTCAACTGCTGCCACATCCATCACACCGCCATCAGGATGCCAGATCTTGGCTCGAACAACAATCCGACCAGACTCTTGTGGCTGCGCGACAACGACAGCGATCGAGTCATGCTTCAATGCCATATCAATGCCGACGAACACAGGTATGTTCGGATCAAGTTCATCGTCACTACGACACAACTCCCAGGCTCCTTTCGGCAGCCACGACTCGCCATCTGTGCGAACCCACTGGTTCAGACGGTAGCGACGGTACGCAACCTCAGCAGTTTGCATCATTGAGATCTCCATGTCCTCGATGTCAAGAAGTCCTTCAGCCAAGTTCGGGTTCGCAACATTCCAAGCACCACGATCAGACACCTCACAATCCGCTGGTGCTTCCCACCACCAAAACCCGAACCGCTCATCAACCTGATCACCAGAGATGACCCGCTTGCCATAGTTGTACAAAGAACCACAGATCGTATCCAAATCAAACCCAGCCGTACTGATCGCAACAATGTTCGGATCTTTACGCGCACCAGAACCAAGCGTCAACGCATCCCACAACTCAGAGTTCGGCTGCACATGCAACTCATCAAACACAACCGTCGAAGGATTCAAACCCTGTTGCAACTTCGCATCGCTCGACAGCACACGGTAGATCGCACCAGTCGAAGGCACCTCAACAACATCGCGATACACCTTGCACACACCCGACAACGCAGGCGACTGAGTGATCTGCCACTTCGCCTCATTGAACACAACCCGCGCCTGCTGTCTGTCACCCGCCGCCGAATAAACCTCAGCACCAGGCTCACCCTCAATCAGACCGTACAACGCACACAACGAACCAAGCAACGACTTGCCGTTCTTCCGAGCCAACCCAATCAGGCTGCGACGATACCGCAACAACCCGTCATCACGACGCTCATACAACCCATCAAGAAGTGCGACCTGCCAGTTGGTAAGAATCAGAGGCTGACCGGCACGAACACCTTTGCTCACATGCAAGAAGGTACGGGCAAAGTCAACGACCTTGTGACCGTCAGATCGGCTGTATAACTTTGGCGTCGACCAGGTTGGAATTCCTTTGTCGGTATGAGTCAAGCTCATTGGCCACCCTTATCTCGGCAAGACCAAGTCTCGCCCTGTCGCTTGGAGTGAAACCGAGCAGACACATCCACGCAGTACATTGCGCGTCCATCTGCTCGATCTGTTTCACCGCTGGATGAGTCACGATCTGCCCGTTCGGAGATGTGTACCAGCGACTCGTCACATCGTCGCCCAACCAAAGTTCCAGATCGTAGATCTTCTGATAGTTGCGACACAGCCGACCCATCAACGGACCATCGTGCAACTCGGACAGATGACGCCGACCACCAGTCCACAACACCGTCCAGTACTCGGTGCCAACTTTGCCCAAACCTTTCGGTGCGACCGGCACAACTGCCATGTCGACTAGCGCGAGCGCTGTCTCTGGCATAGGCGAAGCCTTCAAACCTGTACGGATGCGTGACCCTTTGAGACGCTTGCGCTCGATCGGGATGGCGGATGCTCCGCCGCCTGTTCCAGTCTTCGGTCGTGCCATGCACCCAAGCATAGGCGGTAGTGCGCAACCGACCACGCGAACCTGCGCCA